GTCCTCTCCCCACACACACACGCTACCTCGAACCATCCGTAATAGTCTGACCCCTACCCCACCCCCTTATTATGCTAGAATATATATATATGTTCTCTCCACTCACCAGTGGGTAATTTAGAGCATTCATAAGCATTATCTAATATAGTTCTATTGTCCCCCTATAGAGACTCTATTACTAAGGCCACTTCAAAAGGTGTTACCAGTAATATAGAACATGATGTACAGGGATGGTGAAGGCATTATAGACCTACCCAGTACCCTAGCCTACCTTAGACCCTTAAAACCCCGTACAGGCCATTACAGAGCCTCTGAGAGCGTATATGACAGACAAGCAAGACTTATTCATTCAGGAGTATGTGAGGAGTGGCAATGCCACCAAGAGTGCCATCTATGCGGGATACTCAGAAAAGACTGCTAAAGCCCAAGGTCACCAGTTAAAGAACAAACTCAGTGAGCAGATCAAGGATGCTACCTACAAAGCCTTACAGGATAAGATACCACAAGCACTTAAATGGGTCACTGACTTGGCTGAAAATGCAGAGAGTGAGTCCGTAAGATTGGGGGCAGTAAAAGATATCCTTGACAGGGCAGGTATGAAACCAGTTGAGAAGATAGAAACTACCACTATAGATCAAATGAGTGCAGAAGATATTAAGAAGGAGTTAGCCTCTCTTGGATACAAACACTAGGGCACTTGAGTTAGCAAAGGCTTTAAACAGGCTAGAAAGATACAATAAGATAGATCAGTACGATCCTTATCCTTACCAACAGGACTTCCATAAAACAGGAGCAAATAACAACCAACGCCTACTAATGGCGGCTAACCGTATCGGTAAATCCTATTGTGGTGCGGCTGAAATGTCCTATCACCTTACTGGAATGTACCCAGACTGGTGGCAGGGTAGAAAATTTAAACAACCTATAACGGCTTGGGCAGGTGGTGTCTCTAACGAAACCACTAGGGATATCGTACAAGCAGAACTATTGGGTTCCCCTGATGACCCTGAAGCCTTTGGTTCGGGTGCTGTTCCAGAAAAATATATAGTTAAAACGGAACGTAAACCCGGAGTACCAAACGCCAAGTCCGTAGCATTGGTACGGCATATTTCTGGGGGGAACTCTTCCTTACACTTTAAAGCCTACGAGATGGGTGTAGACAAGTGGCAGGGACGCTCTGTTGACGTTGTATGGCTAGACGAGGAACCCTCAAGGGAACTCTACTCACAGGCCGTTACACGAACTCTGGATAGAAGAGGCATGGTTTACATGACCTTCACAACAGAACAAGGCATGACAGAGACTGTAGCGAGTTTTATGAACCGTATACAGAAGGGTCAGAGCCTTACCAATGCCACATGGGATGATGCCAGTGAGAAGATAAAGTCCATGAAAGGGCAAAATGGACACCTTTCTGAAGACGTTATGACACAAATTCTCAGTGCATATGCTCCACATGAGCGGGAAATGCGTAGATACGGTAGACCTACTATTGGTTCTGGTCTGATATTCCCAGTAAACGAAGAAGATTTAATGATTGATCCTATCGTAATAGAGGATCACTGGCCTAGAGTAGCCGCTATAGATTTTGGTTGGGATCACCCTACCGCAGTAGTCTGGTGTGCTATAGATCAGGAGGAAGATACCTTCTACATCTATGACTGCTATAGGGCATCTAAAGCAAGCCCTAGCGTACACGCAAGCATTATAAAACAAAGACCTAGTTTCATTCCTATTGTCTACCCTCATGACGGAAACCGTAGAGATAGCATGGGAAACCCCGGTCTAGCAGAACAATACAGGGGTCATGGGTGTAACTTTACACTGGATCACTTCCATAATCCACCGGGATTAGGGCAAACTAAAGGCTCTAACTCAGTAGAAGAAGGGCTTATGGCTATGCTACAGAGCATGGAAACAGGTAAGTTTAAAGTATTTAGTACCCTGACAGACTGGTTTGAAGAGTACAGAATGTACCACAGGAAAGATAACAAAGTGGTGGCTATCAGGGATGACTTGATGTCAGCCACACGATACGCTTTCCAATCACAACGACACGCTATCGCAGGTTCAGACCCTACTTGGACTAACGATATAAATTATGGAGAATATGGCATTGTCTGACGAAGAAGAACTGCTGTCTAGAATCCGATCAGAAATAACTGATGCTATTGGATATGATGGCGAAGTATCAGAACAAAGAGAGAAAGCGCAAGAGTATTACTATGCGCTACCCTTTGGTAATGAAGTGGACGGTAGAAGTCAGTACGTTGATTCTACTGTACAAGACACTATTGAATGGATTAAACCAAGTCTTATGCGTATCTTTGGCTCTGGTGACGAGTTTGTTAAGTTTACACCGCATGGCCCAGAGGACGTAAAGACGGCTGAACAAGCCACTGATTACGTTAACTATGTCTTCTCCAAGGATAATCCCGGTTGGGAGATTCTGTATTCATGGTTTCACGATGCACTCTTACAGAAAAATGGCATTGTAAAAGTATGGTGGGATGAGTATCCAGACCCACAGCGGGAGGAATACCATAACCTAACACAGATGGAGCATGACGTTCTTATCAGCAATCCTGATATAGAGGTTATCGAACGTGAAGAAGTTTACCTAGATGAAACTTTATACAACATTGTAGTTATCCGACAGGAAACTAACGGTAAAATTTGTATAGAAAACGTACCACCTGATGAATTTTTAATTTCAAAAGAAGCGAAGAGTATTGATGAAGCACGATTTGTATGCCATAGAGTCAGGAAGACGGTATCAGAACTGCGTCAGATGTACCCAGATCAGAACTTTGACCCAGAAGAATTAGGTGCAGGGTACGATGAAGAGACTTACAATGCTGAACGACTAGCCCGATATGAGTTTGATGACTCCAGTAATTACGGTTGGGGTGGCGCAGAAGAGGAAGCATTAAGAGAATATTGGTTACATGAGTCATTCATAAAGACAGATTATAATGATGACGGCATTGCTGAACTTAGAAAGATTTGTCATGTAGGTGACTACATATTCTCTAATGAAGAGGTAGATAACAAGCCATTTGTTAGCATTACCCCTCTTAAAATACCACACAAGTTCTTTGGTTTATCTATTGCAGACCTAGTAATGGACTTGCAACTCATCAAATCTACGCTAATGCGTAACCTGATGGACAACGCCTACAACCAGAACTTTGGTCGATACGCTGTATTGGAGGGTCAGGCTAACCTTGATGACCTTTTGACACAACGTCCGGGCGGTATCGTTAGGGTTAAATCACCCAATGCAGTCATGCCTTTGGCTACTCCTCCTCTTGAGCCGTATTCATTCCAGATGCTTGGATACTTGGACGAGGTAAGGGAAGCAAGGTCTGGTGTAAACAAAAATACACAGGGTGTTAACGCAGACGCTCTCACAAGCCACACAACGGCCACAGCGGTGAATGCGGTGATGACCAATGCCCAGAGTAGGGTTGAGTTAATTGCCCGTCAGTTCGCGGAGACAGGCGTTAAAGAGTTAATGAATAAAATCTACGAACTCCTGCTAAAGAACCAAGACAAAGAGCGTGTTGTCATGTTACGCAATGAATGGGTACAAGTACGCCCTGATATGTGGAATGACAAAATGGATTGTACTGTTTCGGTTGCCTTGGGTAACGGCTCTAAAGATCAGCAGATGGCTCATCTATCACAGATGCTTTCATTTGCGGCAGACGCTATGAGAGGTGGTCTACCTATTGTAACGCCACAGAATATGTATAACCTTGGCTCTGCTCTTGTGAAGGCTATGGGATACCAGAACGTCGATGACTTCCTAACCCCACCGCCTCCACCACAGCCACAGCAACCTACCCCAGAGCAACAAATGCAACAGATGGAGTTGCAAAACAAAGCAAAAGAACTGGAGATCAAGCAAGGTGAACTCCAAGTTAAAATGATGAAAGTCCAACAGGAGGCCGCAGATGACGCTGTAAGCAATCAGTTAAAAGCCGCAGAACTTTCACTAGAAGCACAACAAAATAGGCCAGTAGCCATAGGATAAAAATGACCGAACAACGAGAGCAACAAGCGAACCGCCTGCTCAACGACCCACTATACAACGAAGCATTTGACCTTTTAGCAGAAAACATTCACAACACTTGGATAAGCACAAGTATTGATGAAGTGGAAGCCAGAGAACAAGCATGGCTTTCTTTACGACTCTTAGAGCGGATACGCCTTCATCTAACCAGTATTATTGAAACTGGAGAGATGGCGAAGAAACTCAAAGAATATCACATCTAAAAGGAGAAAAAATTAATGGCAGAGAATACCATTGACCCGCGCCCTGTAGAACCCGGTAGTATTACAGAAGCGCAAAATGCTTTCCTTGGA